GATCCCTATCTACTGTTGGTTTATACTTGCGTTCATTCTTTATGTTCAACACCCAACCACTCAAACCTCTATCGATTTTACTTCTATCATGATCATATGAAGTATCATGCTCGATTGGTGTGCCTAACAATGTTATCTTGTTGTCTAAATCATTCATACTATATGCGTATGTGTTTCCCCAATCTGTTTTCTCAATACCAATGACACCATAGAAGTCATAGTCATCTCCATTTATTACTATCTCTTTCTTGTAGCACAAGTCTTTCCTACTTCTATCTTCCATCTCATTCTCAAATTCTTCCATGAGATATGCCAATGGGGTATCGAATCTACGACACATGATTGTTCCACTATTATGATCATCTGTATCTGCTAGTAGATGAATGAATGTTGGTATCGTTGAATACCTAGCAAGCTTTTGTATGTGTGCAACCATCTCATCTATATCAAGACGTTCATTTGTTCGTGGATTCATGTCATAGTATGTTCCACTAATCTTCGTGCCACATTTATCCATCTTTGGATTAGGTAATGGATCAAACTTCTTTCCATTTTCTGCCATGAATGAGAACATCTCATCAGTTTCTCGTGAGTATGTATCTACCTTGATTGACTCGGTCATTGTAGTATAGCTAGCGAATCCCATACCCATCTGACCTATCTCCTCGCCATCATTGTTAGAAGTTACACCCATCACAGTTAGTGAGTTGTTAAACACATCAACACTAATACCTAATGAATCTATACCCTCTATCGAGAAGTATCTTTCATTTGGATCGAGTGTGATATGTATTTCAGGGTGTGTGGTCCCATCTAATTGATGTGCATATCTGCAAGCTCGTGCTTCATTGTTATACAGCTCACGAAGTCCTGACTTGTAGCCTGAATAGATACCCTCAGCAAACCTATCGATAGCTACATCAACATCAATGGTAGTCTTGATAGTCTTGCCCTTGCCTAGTATCTTGCTTAGTGGAGAATCAATGATCTCATCTTTAGGTATTGTGAGATCAAATGGTTTCTTCACATCTGGTTTATAATATTTTGTCATCTTTCTTTACCTCTTTATATAAAATTTAGGGGGGGAGGATTTAACCTCCACCTACTGCTGATACACCCCAAAGAGATTCACTTGTTCTACTATCACGAACAAAGGTAGTTCCACTTGGAACATTAACTACTTCCTTTGTGTTGTGTTTGTAAGGAACTATGAAACTCTCAACACCGTTGGGATATTTGACATAGCAACCCATAAGAGTGCCGTCAGTTATCCTCTTGACTGAGTATTGATCAAGAGCTAAGCCCTTGTCATCTAAACATTCAGTCAATGGTGTCATTTCCTCTACTTGTGGTATGTCTTTCTCATATGATAGAGTTGTTCCCTCTTTCACATGACCTTGACTGACACAAGTGTCTTGATTATTTGTCATGACTATAAATTCTCCTTCCAAATTTCTTTTGTTTCTTCATCTGTTAATAGTTTATACTTCAACTGTTTGATTGCTTCGATATGTTTGCAAGTTGGTGGCGTGTTAGTTTCATCATACTTGAATGATGGACATTCACACTCATACTTTGCTTGTTCCATATCATTACTGAATGTAATAAGATATGATTTAGTGGTATCAGTTTGTGATAGAGCTTGCCAATGTTCTAGTTCTAATACCTTTGAAACCAATGACACCTCACGCCTAGATAGTATCTTGTCTATCCTAGACTGATTTATTTTGCTCATCTATTTCATCTCCTCTTGCATGATCTCGTTAGCTGATTCTGCTCTTGCTTCTAGGTATTGTTTGACCAATAACTTCTTCAAGATATTAACTGTTTGTATTATAGCTGGGAATGATTCAGTAGGGTGTTTCATTATGGTATCATATAGGGCCAGGTATAAAGACATATCAGATTGCTGAACGTCTTGGTTTTCCATATATATATTAATCATGTCCTCATCTTCTACTAGTTTCTCATAGTTAATGGGTGGTAAATCTATGCGTTTCAATCTCTATCACTCCTACATTCCATGTTATCTTGTGCTATCTCAGTTGATATCTCCTCTATCTGTTCCTGGAATCTATCAATACACACAGCATAAAGATACTCTTCTGGTATCTCATTGATGAGCATATCATAGAACTTCTCTTGATTCATTGAGAACTTTCCAGCACATAACAATGGGAACTTGTTGTCGATAGATTCATTGAGATTATACTCTCGTCTATCTTCACAGCATTTATTGTCGGTCATTGTATTGTCCTCGATATTGTTTGCATGATCTCGTAGATGAGTTCCATATCTATAATACTATTATATAAATAGTATGTCCAGTTAAACATCTGCCTTTCTCCTATCTATTACAGCTAGTGCTTTAGTTAGTAGTTCATTACGTTGCTTCTCATCTTCCCATTGACTAGCACTATCTCCTATCATATTAAACGTGCCAGATATTGTGTCATCTGATAACAACCATGCAATCTCATCATCTGTTCCAACAACAGCACATGATTCATCTTCAGATGAGTAGAACATCATCTGCCATACTCTCTCGTTATCTTGCTGTTCATGTCTATGATGTATGCAGTTGTCATCTTCAAGGAATCCATCACAGAATTTCATGCCCATGAGTATATCTATTGTAGACATTTTCTAACTCTCCATGTTGGTTTCTTTATCTCATACTTGTGGGTATGCACATACATAGCAAGGAATGGATTAACTCCAGCTCCTACATTCCATACCTTTTGTCCTCTACCATTAATTGTGGGTGTAGAGAACTCAACAAGTAATTTATGTTGCTTCTCTAATCTCTCTTGCTTCTTGTGGTTGTCAAATAATAGTATGCCATTGTCAATACCATTAGTTCGTATCTTCTGAAGCCATAACTTGTTGCGTTCTAGCTGTTCAAATCTACTGAATATATTACCAGCAGAAGCTACATACTTGTCGGCAATAGTCTTGTTAAATTTGGGTATGTGATCGGAGTTCTTATGTGCTGGTTTGCCACATATTCTACACTCTTTCACATGAATAGTGTGCTTCAATTTACACACCTCATAATCAAACCACAACTGACAAAACAATCATTATGGTTAATGATATTATATTTTGATTGACACTTTTTTGTCATACCATGCCTAAAGCCATTGGTTTCTTTTAACCCTTTCGGTCTAATATAATTATCATGCGTCATGTATTATTACCCTCATCTATCACACACAGTTTGCATGAACATAATTTAAATGAAACCTTACCGAATGTCCAATTACGTTGTCGTTTGTTAGTTCCAATAGATTCATCAACATGAAATGATCTATGTCTATCCTTTCTCACATTAATCAGTTCATCATCTGGTAGTTGTATATTACATAGACTACATTCCCAGAATTTCATGATATAAATAAACACCTCACGATAACCCATACGTAGTTATTATCAATAAGATTAGAAACATTATTAATAATACTACCTTTTCTTATTACTATCGATTCTTTCTGCATACCCAACCTAAAGCCATTGGTTGTTTAAAAGGCTTTTGGGCAATATAGTGGGGGGTAGTAGGTATCAATACAATAATACTAACATACATAACACGATAGATAGAACGAACTGATTAACTAATTGTCATATATATCGAACGTTTGATTAATAGAACTCTACCTAATACACCTGCCACTTACGTATATAAAGGTTGCCGTAGTAATTTATTGCTACAACTAATGCTATATCCAATGTTGGCGACAACTAGGCGTGAAAGATATAACATAACGATAGATAATTAACGCGTGCGTAATATCGACGAGTATATATTATACATTCTATTTATTACCTTACTAATTAAGCTACTTATTCTTATGTTAAGTTTAACTTATATATTACTCTTATTATTACCTTACTAATTAAGGTACTTATTCTTATATTAATAAGCTTATATAACTTCTTATTAAGTGTACACTTATCTGGCCCCCTTATTAGGTAGCTTAAAATATAAGGCACCCAAATAAGAAGACTTAATAAGCTTATATATAAGTCTTAACCTGGATTTGAGCAAAATTTTTTCTTATGTAATGCTAAGACTCAACGGTTATTCGTGGATTAGACTAACTTACATAAGCTAAGGTTTGGTAGGTCTTATTGCCTACTTCTGTATTATTAGGACTTATTGCCTTGGACCTTAGGTTGTTTTCGTTGCTTAGGTTTGCAACGCTTAGGTTTGCAACTCGATGGTGCACTTGTGCCTAACTAAGATTTGGTAGGAAGGTCTTATAGTCGCATAAGTTCGACCACTTATTTGATGTATATCTATTCCTTCACGACTACTGAAGATATGCTTCAGTTCTGTAAACACGCCACGCCTAAGAAGGCATAATGTGGACTTTGGTTTACTGTAAAATTTGTTTATTTGATAAGAAAAAAAAAGAAATTGATTAAAGTTTTTGTCATTCATGATATGACTATTCTTTAACATATTTGCTGAACGCAACTTTTTTCAATGCACCGAAAAAGTCTACATTGCTTCCGAAACATTTGTCCGTGCTGAACGAACATTTCTGAAGGTATTTTCCTTTCCATTGCATAACAGATATCATACCACCTTTTTTGTGCTCAAATGGTGCGTAAGATATTTTCAGCGACCAAAAACCTTTCTCGTTTTCGTTGCTGTAAATATCCACAAAATTACCCATTGCACTTTGTGGTTTTTCTTCTGTTACAGTTGTCGTCAAACTCTTTACTTTGGCTTCATAAAGCTTTTTCCAATATGAAGCTGTTTTCTTCTCGTTTTTCAACACTCTACCTAAAGCCATTGGTTGTATATAACCTATTAGCTCATGCCTAACTATATAGATCATATAGTGTTTAAATACTCACTATATAGAAACCAGGAAACTATATAGATTTATGATATAACCACTAATTCACTTTTACTAATAGTATTTGTAGGAAAGATATATATAATAGAAACACTTATATACTAAAACCCGTGTACACTTATAATTAATACTTATAATATATACTTATAGTATCTTATAATATATACTTATAATATAATACTTATAATAAAAAGAGGTGTGACACCAGGCCCCAGGCCTGGCCCCCTTACCTTGCCCCCTTATACCACTACCTCTCGGTTGTGGCATTCTTGGGCATTCTCTGCTGTAGTCCATTTCTGACCACACTCAGAGCATTGGTATCTTGCTTTCTTGTTAACCATCTTAACATTAGCATATGAAATACCACTACCTATCATTCGTTTACTCATTCAAACCACCCCCTTCATGAGATAGTAATCCTTTGCTGTTATTACCTTGTAAGATATTTACTGAAATAGAAAGAGATGAGGCTTTCTCTTTAGCCTCTCTCTTTTTTGTTGATAGGTAGACTTCTCTACCTATTGACCATGCCATGTTCTGAACTACATATCTTGGGTTAGGTGTTATCGTTTCATTCCTTTGATATGTTGTGGCATTCTTGTTCTTACTTGCTTTGCCTAATCTCTTTAATCCATTCCAAAAGAGAACACTTTTGCTTTCATACATAATGCCATTGGTGTTCTCTTGGTGTTCCTTGAAATAGATTTTACCTTTTCTAGTTCTGATAGTTCTTGAAGGTATGATAACACCACTTCCTATCGGTGTTACTTCCCAATTTCCCTTACTATCTTTTTTTCCTTCAACAGCTAAAATACTGTTTGAATAATTCTTGCTTCTTAATTCAAGAATATGTTTTGCCTTTAACAAATAGGCTTTTGAATTAACAGTTAGTTCTGTTAATTGTGCTTCGTTGATAATGATTATTATCTCATTATCTTTTAACCCAATATTCCTTAATGTTTGGGTTGCTCTTGGCATTGAACTTAGCAAATTGTTTGTTTCAATCTGTTCTAATTGTGCCTTGCTATAACCATCAAAAGAAAGTGTCATAAAAAAGACACTCCCTTAATTGATTTTTCTTTTAACAATTCTTTTTCTAACAATTCAGAATACTTTATGACATTAGAAAAGTATCTTGGAAATTCTTTTTCCAAGTCTAATCTATCATAACTTAATGTTATCTTAACATTAGTTAATGATTTTACCATGTCATCTGTTTTCTTATCTTGTTTTTCTTTTGTCATGTCTTTTGTAGACTTAACAAAAACTAAAGGATTGCTTTTCCCTTTTTCTTTTCTGATTACTACATCATATTTCGTAGTGAATAAATCTCTAGAAAATTCACTCACATTCTCAACAAATGCAGTTATCAATTTTTGTGTTGACATTGGCATGACTAGAACATACTATTATATAACTAAAAAAAGTCATGCCTTTATAACCTGGTTAGGCACAAAGTGTGCCTAGGGGGTGGGCCACTCTCCCCTTCTCCAACGGTTATTTGTTGGAATCCATTTTTTAAAGTATTTCCACACAGTAGACACGACACCAGGCCTTACGCAGGTGCTTATAGCGAAAAACCTAATTTTGAGCCTTTCTCATATACAACTAGTACAAAAGGGGGGGGCGAGTGATTATCTCTTTCCACCAAAGTAGGGAATAGCATGGCCCTCTTTAACAAGTAACTGGTTTATATTAACACCATTAATAAATAACTCACATAGAGGACGACCAAACTTACCATCGCCATAATACTTCATAACACACCTCATTTTGGCTTCCCCTAACAGCTCAGCCAAACGTTTTTTTGCAGCCTTCCCCTTCACTTTCTCCTCCTTATTGCGTGTACGAGTTTCGGGGGCATTGATTCCGTACATACGAACCCTTTTACTCACAGATATACCGAAGGGAAATGAGATTAGAACATCAACCGTGTCTCCGTCTAGTACACGAAGAACCTTGGTTTCGAACTCTATCAATGCCTAGCATTAACTTTTAGGTTCGATTTGTCTTCAGTGGGTAACTTGTTCTCTATTTTGGCCCCAACTACGGTTCCTTGGATTCTGAACAAACATCTCCACAATTGTCTCTTACTATGCCCCCCAATTGGATCTTGGCAGGCTATACAGATGACTTTGGCTATTTGATTATTAGATATTACCATGTTAATCCTTTCTCCGAGCAGTCCATTTCTGCTCCACAGTTAAAGCATTTGAGGTGGCATGGTTGTAACTCCTCCATTGTGGCATTACACCTATCACACATTCTACTTTTTATCAAGCCTTTCATATTTATCATAACACCTTACACAGCATTGTCTGTCGTTCCACCATTTTGGTCTTCCGTCCTTTGTCTTGTAACAAGTTAGACATATAAATCTTGTCATTCAACTCAAATATCCCTGGAAATTATTGTTTTTCTCATTATATTTAAACGAAGCACTTCCTTCTGGTGTTTGAATGTTAACACTTCTGTTATCCTCATAGTGATGATGATGCTCTACATACTGTACCTGATCATCATTTCTGGTAACTGCCCAGTATAAAAGAAAAATAATTCCCGGAATGATTAATATCATTGTACAAACCATAAACGCACCAACATACAGTGCCAAGTCTTTACCCATATAGATCCTCCTGTAGATAGAACTCTTCCTCATGTTTGTCCTTGTGTTTTAACGCAACGTATAAATGTTGCATATCTCCATTATACTTCCAACCACAGTCTTGACAATCAAATTTTACTTTCATGTTTCTCAATATCGTTACACCAATCACTTATATAAGTCTTCTCAAAACGACGGCTTCGCTTCGCTCAGCCCCACTTGCGTAGCATACGTTTGCGAAAGTAGTCGAGCAGAAACGATTTAAATTTACGTTTGCCATAAATGTTTTGTATGCGTTCGATGTCGTGGTCGTGCAGAACAACCCTGCCGTTGTAGTATGGATACATTATGCACGTTTTGTGGTCTTGGCAGTGCTTAAGTCCGATAGCGTGGCCACACTCGTGAAGCAATGTATGTATAAGATTGTAAGTACGAAGTTTAGTTTTAGTGTTAGACGGATACTGTTCTGGAAATACATCATGTGCGTTTACTGGCTTACCCTTTATAGACCATATTACACTATCATTGAATGTTATGTCTCCCCCGAGCTTTGAGCCGTTGGGAAAATATGCGTATGCAAGAGTTCCTGGTCTATCTCTAAACATCTTATCATCTTCTTTCTTTAAAAATCTCATCTCTATATCTGCTGTCTTGTCTGTATATATTCTCTTGAACCTTATATCCCTTGTTCTGAACCCCCACTGTCTTAGTGCTATTGTCAAAGCCTTATCTTCAAACTTATCATCTGGAAAATGCTGTGATTCGTTTATTACCTTATAGGTTACATAGCCAAACACTCTTGGTCTGCCTCTCTTATCCTTGTATCTTTTGGGTTGCCATTTATGTTTCCACTCATCTATTACACTTGCTGCAAAGTCTTGATCAATATCAGAATCAAACTTTACATCACTATCCATAACTATGCAATGAGTAGACATATTAACTACACTCTATATTCATTGCGTCACACCAGTTAGAGTATGCATTGTCTAATCTTTCTTCAGATTCAACTACTTCTGGTATCACTGGCTCTGGGATTATATTTGGTAGTTCTGTAAACCAACTATCAATTCCTGCCACATAGCCAAACATGGCTCCTACTATCAGTATCGTTATTAATATTCCAAACTTATCATAGTCCATGTTTTGTTTAAATACTACTAATTTATAAATGTTATGTAGAAAAACCATATAGACATAGTGAATATACCAGCAAGAACCAATGGATTAGTCATCATCTTTCATGTCCTCCATTTCCTTTAATTTATCTTCTAATAGAAAACTTAGTTTCCAGAATGTCTTTTTAGCCTGCTGTGTTATATTCTTTTCATCATACTTACCAAAAGAAAGGGTAAACCAGTCTATTATCTCGCTAAAGTCATCTGTCTCTAATTCTACCATTATAAAGAGAATACTTATAAACAAATAAAGATAATGCTTTATATGGTATTAGGAAGAACATCAACAGAGGAAGAAAAGCCTAAAAAGAACTGCTCTTGCACACAAGACGTAAGAGACATCCAATGCTTTCAGCATGGTGGCTAGTTACAAAAACGTGACAATTCTCTAACAAAGTTTATATATTGTGAGTTATATGAAATATCATGGGAGTTATTGATAGAGTTAAAGGTATATTTAACTTTAGAAGCAAATCCTTTACAGAATCAACTGTAAGACCAAGTATAGCACAGCCATATATGGCTACTGATACTGGTGCAAAACTACCAATCTTTCCATTTCCACTCATAATGATCTATGAGCTTGCAGATAATGTGGATGCTATTAGAATACCAATAGAAACCGTTAACCGTGAAATGTTTAAGAATGGATTTGAGATAGTAGAGAAATGGAAGTTTAAATGTTCCAACTGTTCAAAGGAATTTCAATACGCCCCACTAGCAGGAGATACACGAGACGAGCAGCCAAACTCAACAAATGAAGATAACGAGAGTACAATAGGCTCCACGACTTCATCAAAGGCAAACAAAGCACAGTTCCCAGTAAGACAACCAAGTAATGGTTTAGAAGGCCCACTACAATGTGATACCTGTGGTAGTACAGAACTACTAAGACCTATGCCAGAAAATAGACAGATATTAGAAAAAATGTTAAACAGTCCAGTAAATGCAAACGAACAGTCACTGGAAGATGTAGTAAGAATGTTAGAAAGAGATTTAGAAATTGCAGACAATGCATACTTATTAGTATTAAAAAATTATTGGATTGATGACTCTACAGGTGAAATAGATCCAGAGAAATCAGAAATTAAAGAATTGATAAGAATAGATCCACCACAGGTAGCTATGATAGCAGACAGTGATGGTAGGATAGGCTATGACGATAAACACAACCCAGTTTATGTTTGTCCAAAGTTTGAACACAGAGCAAAGAGACTTACAGGAGACAGATGTGATATGTGTGGTACAAAAGCATTGAAGGCAGTAGTTGAAGTTAACTCAGTTTATTCTATAGGTATACCTCAACCAAAGAGAGTTATCTACGGAGAGGGTGAGATAATTTGGAGGGCAGGTAAATACAGACCAGGATTACTTTACGGTTATTCTCCAATATATGCAGTGTGGTCAAAGATAATGTCATTATCACATATGGACGAATACATTAGAAAATACTTTGATAAGATGCGACCACCAAGAGGTATGTTGGTAATTGCTTCACGTAATTACGAAACATTCAGAAAATCTTGGGATGCATTAGAACAAAAGGCTACAGAAGATCCGTACATGATACACCCACTGTTGGTTGAATCTGACAAGCCAGGTGGTAAGAACATGGCACAATGGCTAGACTTTACTGGTTCACTTAAAGAATTAGAATTTATTGCTATAAGAAAAGAGTTAAGAATGATTATCGGTGCAATATATGGAGTGCTTCCATTATATTTCGGTGAACTACCAACTGGTTGGTCACAGGAAGGTTTGCAAGTTACAATTACAAACAGAGCAATCAAATGGGGCCAAGACATTCTATTAAAATCATTTTTAGTAAAGTTAGCAGCATTGAAAGGTATTAATGATTGGGAGTTAAGATTAAAGTCTGGAGAAGAGACAGACAGATTGAGAGACTTGCAGATACAAGGAGTAGAGATAGAGAACATGAAATCATTGCAAGGTCTAGGATTTGAGATAAGCAGAACACACACAGGTGAATTTAAAGTTTCAAAGGATCCAGTCATCACTACTGCCGAAATGGTTACTGGTGGAGAGCCAGAAGCAATAAAACCTGGTGGAAGAGGTAGTGGAACTGCTGCACCAAAGGAAGACCAACAAAGGTTTGAAGGGGAACCACAGCACAAACTACCATCTAAGGTAGGGGGTATTGCAGGTGGACACCCAGCAAGTGGTCATGGTACTTCATTAAGCAGAAAGAACTATCCAAAAGGAATAACTCCACTTAATTTCGAATCTGTTAAGAGAACACTGCAAAGTGGAATTGATTTTGGCTGGACAAGGAAAAAAACAACTGATGAATTAAGAAAGAAGGCGTTTATGACAGTGAGAGACGCAAGAGATCTAGTTAAGAGTGAATATGAAGGTGTAAGGAGGTGGGAAGATGAAGAAGAAAGCTAAAGGAGAACGTACAAAAGCAACTGTAAAAGTAAGGATACGACCAACAGAGATAAAATTTGTAGACAAAATAGACGAACAGATAGCAGAAGTTAAGGCTAAGAGAGTAACTAATGTATACAGTGCAGATTATAAAACAATAGATGATACTATAGACGAGATAAAGAAAGTCAGTAGAAAGGTATCTACTAACGATTACGCTACAAACAATGTATATCTAATACTACAAGACGCATTAAAGAAAATTGTGTCAGCAGAGAAGTAATGGCAACAAAACTCAATGTTGATACTGGTGGCCAGGACATAGGTAAGAAGCTTTGGAATAAACATCAGGAAGACGAATACACCCATGTAAACCATTATAAAGAAGCCATATGTATAAACTGTTTTAAAAAGGACGCTGCTGCTGCAACTATTGTTGATATATGTGGTGATTGTGCTGGTAAGCGTGGTAGAGAACCACTGTTAGCAAAGGTTACTGATAAAATGTATGGGTTGTGTTTCTTTTGTGGTAAACATAAATTTCATATTGAACAGATAAATGCAAGATTCTGTCATAAATGCCACAGAAAAATAGCAGATGTTACAAAAAAATATAATAAGAAAGGTGGAATGTTTGGTGCTGATCCATTCTGGATTAGGATGAGAAAGAAGCACGGTAAAGACTGGAAGCATATGTTTCAAGCGAACTCTGGAAATAGAAGATAACTTAAATACATTAAAATCTTACATTCCTTATGGATTGGAAAAGAAAAAAAACAGTAATACCTAGATGTGATTGCAGTATACATGATATAGCATCTGGTATTGTAGAATATCTTATCATAACTCCAATATTTGCATTGGGTTATCTATTGATAACTATACCTTGGATGTTATTTGTAATAGGATTAGACACAGAACAGTTTGGAAATTTTGTGTGGCAGAGCGTAATGGTTGACTTGGTAGTTGCTTATCCACTTGCTAAGTTAGTTATGAGATTAAAACCACGTATAGAAAAAATTGCTAAGCTTGGCCACTGAGTTTTCTACGAGGAACATCGTCTAAACTCATTCCTTTTTTATAACTAACAAGGTCTGGTGGTGACAGAGTAAATTCTAATAGCCTCTCTAGGTTACTCAGTCTTTCGTTAGTTTCCTTTAACAACTTTATTATTTCTGAGAATCCTGCTGCTCTAAATATAAAACTAGACAAATAGATTCAGCCTATCATGAGTAAGATCATAATATTTATACTTTATGTCTATCTTCGATTTCTTATCTGGTCTTCCACCTACTACTTTGGCTACTCTTAAACTAAGCAGTGGTTGTCTTAATCTCCTTGGATAAAATTCTAATTGGTTGTTTTTTGGATTATAGATAATTTTTTCTTTCTCTACAAGTAACTCATCTCCCCTTAGATGGTCAAACGCTGTTCCATTTGTAAAGTGAACTATCGTTCTTGATAGATCAGGTCGTTCTTTATTCTTTGTTGTGTTTGTTACAACCCAAAGTCTGTTTGTTAGTATAGAATCCACAACATCATATCCTTCTGTTGGTTTAATGAAAAAGTCTAATATAGGTGTTTCATATGTCCATGCCTCTCTTTTGCCCTTATATAGGTTATCATAGTCTTTTTTGTTTGTGTATATGTATATTGAACTAGCCATGTTTATAAACGGATATACTTAAATATAAACTCTTCCCTTCTTATTGTATGGAAAAGTGTAAATGTGGCAAGAGAAAGTACGGTTATGGAGATGGATTTCATGAAGTGTGGATATGTTACAGTTGTGGTTCCTTTGATGGAAAGGCACAAGGAGACGAACAATTCATTGATTTGATAATGCAGGATCCAAATGTTGTATTGGCACTAATAAAAACAAAAACACTCATTCCTATAAGTGATTAATATGGAATGGGATAAAGGAGATACAAAATTTGAAAAATATGTTAGAGAAGAACTTAAAAAGATTGAAGAAAAAGTCGATGACAATACGGTCAAGACTATCAGACTAGAAACCAAGTTTGATGAATATAGAATACATACTATGGATAAAAGACAAATGATTAAATCATTCGTAATGATAGTATTGGGTATAGTTGGATCTATAGTCGCATTCGTGCAACTGTCTAATATTCTATAAATCCTTAAATACAAGGTATTAGTTTGATTGCTATGGTAGAAGCATTGATACTTGTCGCTATTGCTGCAGCAGTAGGAGCAGGTCTGAACACATTAAGAGGATGGCTACATTCTGATGGAGAATCTTATTCTGTAAGATTACTAGCAGGATCACTAATCGTTGCTGTTTTCGCTGCTCTGGCTCTGGCTCAAGTCCAAATAGTAGAAGGCTTATCTGACGCAGGAATTGTGTTAGTAGGTTTGATTACTGGATTTACTGCTGACTTCGTAGTGAGCAAGGCAAAGAAAGAGTCTGTAGAATAGACGTAAAGGCAGGTATAAGGGTTTTTTTAACCCCCTTTTATCCTTTTTACAATAACTTTATAAATGAAGAGTATATATTAAATCATGGATAATCTATTCTTTCGTACATTGGTAACTAAGAGTTTAGTGACTAATACAAAGGCAGATGATGAGAGATTTTTTGAGGGTTTACTTACAGTAGAAATGAAAGATAAACAAGGAGAGATTACAATAGTAGATGAATTATACAAAGTTCTTCCTACATGGATGGATAGGGGAGCACCAATCACAGATACACATTCTAATAGGGTTGTTGGTAAAGGAATAAACTATTCAAAAACAGAAGCACAAGATGCAGAAGGAAATGTATATCCAGCAATTAAGATTACAGGTAAGATACATAAAGACTATGAATTAGATGATGATATATGGAAGAAGATAACATCGGGTGAGTATAAGGGATTGTCTTTCGGTGGAGCAACAAAGGCAGACAGAGAACCTATTACAATGAAAGATGGCTCTATTGCATATGCTTTAACAGATTTAGAACATTATGAGGTAGCAGTTTGTGAAGATCCAGCAGTTCCATTAGCATTAATAACACATACAAATCCATTGTCAAAAGCAGTTATAGAACATGAAGATAAAGGAAATGGTAATATGCTTATCAAATGTGATAAGTTTGGATGTTATGTAACAAAGCCTGACTTTAGTAATACTCAGGGAGATCATCACACTATGTATAATCAAGATGTAGATGAAGATACTAGTTCTGGCAGAAAATTGGGAAACACAACAGAACCTACAATAGCAGATCAAGACGAAGGTACAACTGACGCTGGTTGGACAGGTACTGGTCATCAACAACCAAAGTCTAAAGATAATGTTACAAAGCCAAAACCCGGGCATAAAGATGGAGAAGTTACAAAACCAATACCAGACGGTAAAGGTGGAAAAGGTAGTTTTGGTGATTGTGAATCAAAGAATCAAGATAAGAAAAATCCTGGAGCATTCTGTGGAAGTATGCAAAATGGAGCAGAAGGTAAAAAGAAAGATAGTATTACTCAGGGAAGATATGGTGGTGTTAGGGGCCTAGGTGGCTACAATACATCACAACAAGGATCAGAACCAATAGCACAGATATCTGAAGTAAAAAGACAAATAGAAGATACAGAAAAGGCATTGGCAGACATAGTAGAAGATAAGAAAACACCCAGTTCAGATAGAAATGCACAGGGATCTCATGCAGTTAAAACACTTAATAGATTAAATATTAATGCACAAATGATAAATTTAAAGGTAAAAATAGACAAATATATATAAACCACCTTGTATAAATCTAGTCAACAACATGACAGAAGACAAGAAACCTGAAGAAGAGAAGAAAACAAATCCTTTTGCTGACGACAAAGATGAAAAGAAAGTCAAAGCAGAGGACGATAAAGAAGACAAAGCAAAACAGGCTGACGACAAGAAAGAAGAAGAGAAAGAAAAAGCTTTCCAAACTTCTATCAAAACTGGCTTAGATGGTTTATCTGAGCAATTGACGAAATTCGCAGAACATCTGAAGGGCATAGACTCTAGAATCAAAGCTCTAGAGACTCCAACTGATCTACCAGCTGCCCCAGCAGGCACTACAGGAAGCGATAATGATGTAGGAGCTGACATTACAGTTCCAACACAACCTTATCCTCAAGGTGACCAAGCAGGGTTAGACGATGATAGACAGAATGACAATGCACCAGCAGGTGATTCAGCACCATCAATGCAAGAGAAACCAGTTCACAAAAGTGAAAAGTTAGTTGAAAAGTCACAGCACACGTTTACAACTGAGACACCACGACCTGGTGCAGCAGTCGAGAAAGCAGGAGAAAGTCAAACAGACTTTAGCCCAATTCTAAAAGACGCTAGACAAGAAGGTTATGAAGGACTCAGTTCAGTCGCAAGAAACATTCTGAAAGGAAAGTACTACACACCAACAGACGAAGAGGTAAGAGGATTCTAAAATGGTTCAGATAAAGACTATTGATGAACTTGAAGCTCTTTACTACGGATACAACAGAAACCTACTTAGAAAAGCAGATGCACCAGCAACCACATCAACTGCTGGAGTTTTCAACGCTATCTATGGGGCATACGCATGGGCTCAATTAAACCTTGAAGCAAATGCATTTGGTATATTACCAAAGTATCCATGGGATAAGTCTGGATGGAGGGTTATTACTGCAAAGCCAATTCTAAATACTGCACAAGGCAACACTGCATTGGGTGGTACAGCAGAAGGTGGCAACATTGCCGAAACTGTAAAACCAACACTACAAGAAATTGATGTTAGACCAAAGACAGCACAACTGCCTTTCTCAGCATCAGAAGTAATGGAATGGTTGGCCACACACAGCAAGGACGACATTTGGGGTGGACTAGGTTCACTTCGATTGTATATGGCAGTACAACACAAAGAATTTCTAAACAGACAACTACTTGCAGACGTAGAAGGTACAATCACTGGATCTGGTACAAACGCTGGAACAGCAGACTTTGAGTCACTTGACCGAATTGTTTCATCTAACGCAGAAGAAACTGCATTAGGTGCATCAACCACTGGTTCATATGATCCATGGGCTGCCAACGCAACCATTGATAGAGATAGTTCTTCAACATTCGACAGCACTGTTGAATCAGCTTCTGGTACGATCGGTACAAATGGAGTCTTAACTGACGACACTCTAAGATCTTTCTTACGAAAGATTAGGATTGCTGCTGGTAAGGATCCAAATGTCTGGCTCGGATCACACGAGGTATATTCTGAAATACAAGGACTGTATATGCCATCTGTTCGTATTCCAAACCCATATGGTGAGGCACTCGTACAGGTAGACGTAAACGGTATCCAAACATTCAAAGGAACAGGCGTTGGTATTCACGTAGATTCAATCTATGGAATCCCATTCATCCCAAGCAAAGACGCACCAAGCGACTCTGGCGATGCCAGTGAAGTCGGAAGACTATTCGCATTTGATACATCTGACGCAGAAGGATATGGTTACCCAAGAATCGGTATCCAAATCGCTATCCCAACAGAATATTATGAGGCAACAAGACGTTCACCTGGATATCCATTTGTCAACAACGCATTTGTTGAGAAAGGAGTTTTCCGTACAATGGGCGAAACTGTTTGTAGACACTTCAAATCACAGGGTAAGATAAGAGATATAAAACTCTAATAAAATTGAAGCCTTCGGGCATATTTTTCTTTTTTTTAAGACAATCTTTATAAGTCTTTAACATACCTAGATATTAATGGCATTAACAATAAGTTCATCAACATGGACAGATGCTAACGTGAGAAAAACTCTCTCATGGCAAGCAGCATTAGTATCAAAGCTGCGAGTATATGCTATCAAAGTCACATTCGCTGCCTCTGATAACTATGCAACCAACGGAGTGTCTGCTGACCTCAAAGAGGGCAGGATATCTACACTAGTTGCAGTGATTCCTACATTTACGGATTCAAAACTAGTAGTACAATACGACAAAACCAATGAAAAGATTAAAGCTTTCACTGGTTCAGGAAACGGTAATATCTTAGCAGAAGTACCAAACTCATCAACGTTAGTGAACTCAAAAATATTCGAGTTCCTAGTCATAGGCTACTAGAGTCCAAAAAGCCCCTTTTTTTTTCTTAAAACATTAACAAAGTTTATATATATTGATCTTGCTAACAAGACGTATGGTAGAACTTAATCATAATATTGTATCTTTTAATGCAGATACCTTGATTAAAGGTAATCACGGTGTTTTAGTAGCAGTGTTTTGTACAAAGAAAGGAAGTTCTGGTGCTAAATGTCAGTTTAGAAATGGATTAGATGCAACTGCAACACCAATAGAATGTACAATCTTTGGTGAAATAGAAGGTAATTATCAAAACTTACACAGAAGATTTGAAACAGGAATATTCGCTGATATCACAGGTACAGCAGAATGGACTGTGGTATTTAAGTAAACTTAAATACATTAGAGTTTTATATAATATATGGCAACAACGTATTGTACAGTAGGAGATGTAGCTGACTTATTAAGGATACCGATAAATGCAACAACAAGCCCAAACAAAGCACAAGTAGAAAAGATAATCAAAAGAAAGGAAGATGAGCTTGATAGGAGAATGGGCCACGCATGGAGATCAAAAAAAATAACAAGAGAATTACATGACTTACCACTTTTGTATACTTTCGGTTGGGGTACACCTTTATTCTTAGCCCACAGAAACTTGTACGACTTTGATGCTGCTGAAGGAGACAAGATAGAAATTTGGCAGGGAGCTTCATCAATATGGGAAAACATTCTAGGAAACACTGAATGGTATGATGCAAATTATGAAAGGGGAACAGTACATCTTAGAGGATTTATATTTTCAATTTTAAGAAAGAACAGAGTTAGAGTTACTTACAGATATGGTGGAGAAGGATTTGGTGGAGACACTGTAATTCCTGGAGACATTGAAGATTGTATTGTTAAAATGACATCTAT